GTTCGAGCAATCATGTAATCGCTCTTGCCGTTGGCTTTATAAGTAATTAAATCGTGGACCTCTGTATTAGTCCATTTCTTGTTAGATCTCAAATTTTTAGTCATTAGTGCATACTCCTTTTTAACTCGGTTTCATTTTTATTTAGTAAGGATACAACTTGTACCATTTCTGCAAAAAAGTTTTTCATGTCTTTTTCTGTCATATAATTAGACGCGAGGCTCATCATTGTAGCTGACAGTTCATAATTATCCATTTCATCAGGCATCATTGCGGTTAAGTTATTAACCCATTGACCCTTCTCAGCTATGTTGGGCAAAACAATTGACTTTAAATAATTGTCATCGCTGTCTAGAACCAAAGCAATTGTTACCTCAAGGAGATCGTCATTACCTTGTATATTGGTCATTAAATCTTGAACCTCGGTCCAAGTTTCTAGGTACTTGGTTCTCCGATGTGGTGTAGATTGAACCCTTGTCCACGATACTTGATACATGCTATTCTACCCCCTTTGCTAATACAGGTTTCATAATTAACTTCCTATGTATTGAACGTGTGTCCACGTTTCTTTGTTGGCTTGTTCAGTGCTTAAAAATTTGATTGCTTTTTTTAAATCACGCGATACCATGTCACTCTGATCTAATAGATCACGGTTATGCTCGAAGTTCTTATCGTAAGGCTTACGAAAAGAGGGGAAAAAGTCGTCTTGATAGACAAGGATATTTTCTAGATCAGGTACCAAAAGCTCCACCTTACAATCATCAGGGCTTTCTGCAAAATTATCCAAGATGTAATTGTGTAACGGCCAGTTATTGCGGTAATGCATTAACTCTACGCTATAAGATGAAACCTCAAACCCTTGGTACAGGGTTCTTGGTTTGGCGTTCTTGGTAACACCCAGACTTGGAAAGAAAACTTCCCCCGAAAAATACATCTCTAGTCCCATTAGATGGCCTCCTTAACAGTTGAACACTCAAGGCAATGCTTGAGAGATAAGGTGTACCCGTGCGAAACAAAGCAAAGCACTCCATCGTGGTTCTCGGCTGTGTCTGCTTTTGATGATCCAATGCGTTCTGATTTGCGACTGTATAAGTCACCCTTTGCAATGGTACCTTTGCAACAGCTACACTTATATTCTCTACGCGATTTAATTAGTTTAGTTATCATGGTCATCACCCTCGTCGTTGCACCAACAACATGGCTCATCGTTTGGGTATTCTCGACACCAACAACATATCTTATTTATAATTTTTCTCATAACAACCCACCTCCCGTTTTAAACTGCATGTACTGTGTCACATTGTTTTCAACTTCGTTGTTGAACTCTGCAAACATGCGGTCTCCAACCGAAGTGACTTGCTGGACAAAATCAGGCCAGTCTTGTTCCGCTTCCCAGTAGAATGTCGCAAGTGCTAACAGTCTATCTTCTCTTTTCCACACTCCCTTATATTCAAATTCAAACACTTCGATGATTTCAACTTGACCTTGAGCATCTGCTATCATTCGTCTAGCGTTGCCTGTTTTATACTCAAACTCTGCACTGTTAATAACTTGTTCAATTCTACTCATAACTTACTCCCATATTTTTTTGCTATAATGCGGTCTTTTACCAACATCTCGATATATTCAGGAGACATATTAGTATTGACCTTCAACGATAGCCTAAAGTCGTCTAAATCACGCTTATCAGCACGTATGTTCATGTCCTTTATGACATCGTCTATAATTTCTTGTACCATCAGTATGTATCCGCCTGATAATCAAGATCGTCTTGATTTATCTCGTCATAATCGTCATTCACTTCATATAAATCGTCACCAATTTTAACAACGAATCCAACACCTAAAGCTCTTTGTAAAAGCTCATCAGAATTTAGTTCGAAATTAAAAGATCCTGCTTGTGATAAGAATAAAGAATTTTTGGTATGAGTTTCCATCAGTGATCCCCCTCTAATACAGGCTCGATCGAATCAAACGCTTCTTGTACCCACTCAGGAAAACCATGTTCCTCGTCCCTGCGATCTAGCAGATGTAGAGCCACCCAGTATGAGACATCTTCTGTCATATCAACAAAGGTGTTAGTATCCAGATTGATGCATAGAACGCGGATTGATACCGCATCCTTGCAATGTTCATATGCCATAAGACATGCATCACTAAATTTTTCTGGCATGGGTTGATCGATACCATAATCTTCAGTATCAGCCTCATTGTACGTTCCCGATACACCAGACGACGTAATTAAATATTGATGTTTCATATCAATACCCCATCCCAATCAGATGATACTGTAGCGTAACCTGATTTAATAAGACCCCGAAGATAACCACGTTGAAACGGGTTTTTAGGAGGGTCATAGTCAAAAGATGCAATAGCCTGATCTACGTCAAAGTTAGGCTCATCAACTTCATTTGTAGACGCCTCACGGCCACTGTGATATTCTTGTAAATTATCTAAAGTTTTCATAATAATAATCTTTCGTTTAATTGTTGATAGAGACTAAGTTATAGAGTTGCACATACAATGTCAACAGGGCGGTGAACACAGATTTAGTATAGAAGGGATCTCGGTTCTCGGTTCTCGGTTGAGTTTACCTATAGGACTTTTTACCACAGATTTTATTTTTATTTTAATTTATCATCCAAATATGACGTAAACAGTGTAAACAACGTAAACAGTACCTTATTTATATACTTCAAACCAGCCCATTTCCGTTTACACCCCGTTTACATGTTTACACTTTTCTGGAAAAAAGGCCTATATAGGAACTCACTTTTGTGATCACAAACTAGAAATAACCTAAATGTTTACACTTTGCTGTATACATTGCATACCTTTCGTTATTGGTATAACTTGTCTTTAAGAAACAACGAGGTTGATATGTCTTCGGTTAAAAATAAAATAGAAAAAGAACACAATAGAACTTTAACTAATAGGCAGATAACTTTTGCACGTCACATTGTAGAAGGTATCTATTCGAATGCAGAATGTGCACGTAAGGCTGGTTATTCTGATAACGTGGCCGCCAAGCAAGCCTCAGTCCTTTTAAATGGCCGTGACTATCCGCACGTTCTGGAATACATCCAAGAGCAAAGAGACGAACGTGAGCGCCGTTACGGGGTGACCACAATTGGACAGCTCGAGAGACTTCATAAATTGTCAGTCGGTGCAGAAGAAGAAGGCCAATTTTCTGCGGCGATCAATGCCGAAAAAATACGCTCCGCATTAGGTGGTTTAACAATAGATAGACGCGAACAAATTCACACCATTGACCAGCTTTCGCGTGATGAAATCACCGCACGTTTAACTTTGCTTCAAGAGAAATATCCACAGGCTTTTGTGGTCGATGCAGAATATAAGGATGTAACAAATGAGCCAAGGTCCAGAGTCGAACTTTTGGAAATCGATAAGGCAGAACTTACCACCAAAGACGTTCGCGACGAGGATTGAGAACAAACACGGGGGCGGTGTTCCTGATGTTCATCTGCTTTGGGACGGCATACCAATATGGATTGAATTAAAAGTAAGCAAAGGCAACGCAGTAAAAGTCTCTCCTCATCAAGTCGCTTGGCATATGGCATATCACGCCCGAGGTGGCCTCAGTTTCTACTTAGTAAAGAGGCCCAAGGAACGTGACCTAGTTTTGTTTGGGGGCGATCAGGGGGTTGCGTTGGCCTCTGGGGGCATATCCGAGGCCCAAGGTACGATATACAAGAGCCCTGCGGCTCTGTTCTTGGCTCTGCGCCCTGTTTTACTGGATAAATTGGCTTGTTCTCTGCGCCCTGCGCCCTAACTCTGCGCCCTGCGCCCTGCGCCCTAACTCTGCGCCCTGCGCCCTAACTCTGCGCCCTGCGCCCTGTGTTTTTGTTCTATACTTTTTATTTTGAGGTGGTTAGGGGCTCTCGCCCCTTCCCTTTAATGCTCTACGATTGCGATAGATTTCCCCTTGCTGGATCCCTTGCACAATTTGCAAGCGGTACACTGGACGCGACGGCCAGCCTCTTTTGATGCTGGACAAAGCGCCTCGTTCGCCTTGTCTAATTCGCCGAGATCCGCGATCACTCGAAACGTGCGCCGCCCTGCCTTCCAATGGGCGATTGCTTGCGCCTTGTTGTCCGCGCTTTGCATGGCAATTTCTGGATTCCATCCGCTTTGATGTGAATATGCGGTAAAGGTTGCCGCCTCTGCAAGCAATTGCGTCCAAACAAAATCGGGAACCGCGGCCGGATCCCCGTAGGTTCCAACACGAACGAAACGCGCGCGGCCTAATGTATTGCGGCCGGCCTTGGTGTTGGCCATGGAATATACGCCCCGCAAAAATGACTTGTAAACAATTAAAACGCCTTGGCCTAGGTTAACATAACAGCGCCGGCCTTTGGCTTGCTTGCGCTTCGGGTCGTCGTTAACTTCCCCGCGCATGGTACAATCCCCACAAATAGAAAAATCTTCGCCGGTTTTGCTTGCCTCGAGTGGATTAATATCCGAACGCAATATATAAGTTTGTAAAACCGCGCCGGTTTTTGTGTTTCGATTTGACCAGGTTGCAATTGCAACAATTGGCTTACCATCCAAGAGGCTAGGCCCGTTGTATATGATACCGCTTTTCATAATTTTATTCCCTTGTTAAAATGCATGATTGCATAGGCTTATTATATATATTTGTGCGTATAGTGCAAGTAATTGTTTACTTGCGCCTTGCGCCTTGCGCGCTGCCTTTTTTGTTTTAGCTGCCTTGCGCCTTGCGCGCTGCCTTTTTTGTTTTAGCTGCCTTGCGCCTTGCGCGCTGCCTTGCGCCTTGCGCGCTGCCTTTTTTCTTATATAAATATATAAAAAAATGCCACCCCTTGCAGGGTGGCAGTCTCTTTAGCTATAGCCTTAATCCGACCATCTGAAATACTCGTCGATGGGCCTAACATCGTATTGGTTTCGCCATTCAGCATCAGCATTAAACAGTTGGCCATACTCGAGTATGTCTTTCACGTAGGTGTCACCCATCTCAAACGATCCATCATGCATCATAGGGCTTGTAGCGGCGACAAACCATCTGGCGTATGGGTCTTTTAGTTCGCTTGATCTTTGCTTGTATGTTTTAAGAACGCGCCATTCCCACCCGTCAATACTTTTATAAACTGCGTA